AGATAGAGATAGAGTTAGAGAAAGATATAGAGATAGAGAAAGAGATACATAGTAGTGCAAAAAGCACTACAACAAAACGCAAGCGTTTTGAAAAACCTACTCTATCTCAAATTACACAGTATTGTCTTGAACGCAATAATAACGTAAATGCTGAACAATTCTATGACTACTACGAAAGCAATGGCTGGAAAGTAGGAAAGAACGCTATGAAAGATTGGAAAGCAGCAGTTAGAACTTGGGAAAAAAATAACTACAACAAACCTGCAAAGAGCAACAAGCAAAACGCAATAGATGTTGTTAATAAATTGATGCGTGAATATGGGGGTGAAGATGAACAATCAACAACAGATAGTGAAAGCACTATCGATGTTACAGCTAGCGTACAGTACTGATATGTCAGTTGAACGTATGAAATTGTACGTAACGATGCTTGGCAATATTAATCCTGTAACGCTGGAACAAGCGGTAGCTAACTTGATTAATAAATGTAAGTTTTTGCCAACGATTGCAGAGATACGTGAAGAATGTACAGCATTAAGTGCGTATGTGAATATGCATGATGAAGTGGAAACCGCACAAACTGCATGGGAGAAAGTAATCAAAGTAGCAGGCACTTATGGTTATGACAATGGAAAGGAGCATTTAGAGGGTATTACCTTACAAGCTGCAAGAACTATTTGGTCATCATTCGACCCTAGAATGGGACATGAATATAATGAGGCAAGTTGCAGGGCACAGTTTATTAAATGTTATGAGCAATTAATAGATCGTGAGAAACACCGCCAACGTATGGCAAATTCAATAAAGGATAATCACCTATTATTGAAAGCACGAGAAAAGGCGGAACATGAAAAATCATTGATAAGTGCAGGGCAAAAGCAAATCGAAATGACTGCTACAGGAAACTTGGTAGAGGTGGCCAAAGAACCAGTAGATGTAACAGAAATAATCAACAAAAGCAAAATATCTGATAAAGGAAAAGCGTTGTTAAAACAGGCAATAGTGGGATAGATGAAAGAACGAATTAAAGCGTTTGATGTAAGTATAAACGTTAGTTTTGATGTTAGCCTTCTAATGATGGCAACTAGCGAGGCACAGGCACTAACTAAGATTGAAAACCTGCTTGAAATAATACAAAACGAGGCAACAGTAGATTGCCACATTCATCCAAGCTATGACATGCAAGTTGACGATGTGGATGCTAAATTAAACCAAATTAGCTATTGGTAAGGGGAATAAATGCTAAGAAAAAAACACAAAATGGCAATCCTAATCGAAATACCACTCAATGTGGAAACTGAGCAGGAAGCAACAGAGCAAATGTCAATGCTAATGAAAGTGAACGCAAAAGAGTTTGAGTGCATGCATGACATGATAAGAACATACAAAGGCAAGATTAATATTGAAAGGAAGTTAATTTAATGAATAGTGTACAAATTCTAGGAAATTTAGCACGTGATCCAGAATTACGTTTTACGAAAACAGGAAGAGCAGTAGCGACTTTCACAGTAGCTGCTACGAATACTTATATTGACTCTACAACCAACGAAACGAAAGAACAGACTGCTTTTATTAATTGCGTAGCATGGGGCAAGACAGGCGAATCCGTTGGTGCATGCAAGAAAGGTGAACGGCTATTCGTAGAGGGAAGAATACAAACACGTTCCTATGATGATAGCAACGGCCAAAAGAAGTATGTAACAGAGGTAGTTGCTAATTTCGTAGGACGGAAATTAGAGAGTGAATTTGATAGTGGTAGTAACTTTGATAGTTTTGATAACACCAATCAAGGTGAAAATATTCCGTTCTAAGAGGTGAAAAATGAAAGAAGAAACATATCAAGATAGATTTATAAAAGAATACATTGAATTGAAATGCAGATATAAGAAATTAAACAAAATGTTAGTTAAATATGATGCAATGACTTTGGAATTTACACCAACTTGCCCTATTGAAATACTAAAAGCACAAGCCAAATTGATGCGAAAGTACTTGTATATTTTGGAAGTTAGGGCGGAAATTGAAAAGGTTAAATTTCCCGTAACGCTTGATTGAAAGGAAATAACAATGTTAGTTGAAGATAAAACAAAATATTGCTGGGTAGACGGCGAAATAGCAGGTGAACCACAAGGCAGTATTAAAGATGCCATAGCAGATTACTTGGAATATATCAGTGACTATTCTGATATAGATAGTAGTAATTATGTTGGAAATTACTCGACTTTTGAAAAAGTATATATCGGCCACCCTAGTTACTATGCAGCTGATATTGATGGCGAACAAGTAACATGGCAAGTAGCAGATGATGCAAATAGTGATTTAGAGGGACATTGCTATTCCTATTTAGATTTCATTGAAGATGAACATTTAGAAGAATTATCCAAAGAATTATCTGATGTGTTTAGAAAATGGGAAAAACGTTATGGCTATGAGTGTAATGCGTATATCGTTGAAGAATACCAGCTGTATCGGATTAGTGATTATATCGATTCAAAAGGAAATTATAAATGAAAATACTAGATGCATGTTGCGGAAGCAAGATGTTTTGGTTCGATAAAGAACATAATGAAACCTGTTACATGGATAATCGCACATTAGACACAACACTATGTGATGGTAGGAAGTTAATTGTAAAGCCTGATGTGATCGCAGATTTCCGCAAGATGCCTTTTGATGATGAAAGTTTTTACCTCGTAGTGTTCGACCCGCCACATTTATTAAATGCTGGTGAAAAATCGTTTTTAGCGTTGAAATATGGGAAGTTAGAAAAAACATGGCAAGAGGATATTGAACAAGGTTTATCAGAGTGTTGGAGAGTGTTGAAGTCAAATGGAACGATGATTTTTAAGTGGAATGAAGAACAAATCACGTTACCGATGCTTAAAGGGTTATTTTCTAGTAAACCACTGTTTGGCCAACGCAGGGGAAAAACAGTTTGGTTAGTATTTTTTAAGGGCGAAAGTGAATGATTAGGAAATGCATATATGGGGATTATTTGATGATGGAAACGGCTGTTATCGTCAAGCGGTAGATGAATATAACGTGAATATGGGGGGGCAACACACAATAACATCAATAGGAATTGGTGATGTGTGTATCAATCAAGATTTAGCAGTTAATACGCTGCATAAACCAAATGCACTATGGGAACAGTTGGATAAGTTGGATAGACCTGATGTTATTCTAGCTAGTCCACCATGTGAAAGCTGGAGCGTTGCAAGTGCTATGAAAGGTGGTAATGCGTGTTGGAAACAAGAAAAGGATATGACTATCAATCTATTTGGTGAGTACGAACAAGGAAGTAAATTCACAATCAGAAATCACATTGATTATGAAAATTACCAATTCAAGTATGACAAGTCATTCCTAACACGTATCAATGGTGAGATGTGTATATACAACACATTGAAAATCATTGAGCGGTATCAACCTAAAGTATTCGTGATTGAAAACCCAGCATATGGGCGGATATGGGAATACATAGCAAATGTAATAGGGTTTAACATTCCATATGAAAACCTAACCTATTACAACAACTATGATTACCCAGTTAAAAAGCCTACAAAGTTTGGTAGCAATATTAATTTGAAACTGCTTAAAGATGATATGAAAAACCAAATCAAATTCAATAAGTTAAACATAAAAGGAATAAATCGATACAACATGAGGTCGCATATTCCGTTGGAGTTAGTAAAAGATATTTTAAAACGATGCGAACAATATGTAGAGAGGTGATGATCATTGCCAATAAATAGTAAGCAAAAAGGCGCAAGAGGTGAACGTGAATTTGCCAACCTATGCAAGGAACATGGATTTGATGTAAGGCGAACGCAACAGTATTGTGGAAATACAGGTGATGCCAGTGATTGTGTTGGACTACCTAATATCCACATTGAAGTCAAGCGTGTACAAGCATTAAATATCGAAAAAGCAATGGCACAAGCAATTCATGATAGCGAACATAAGAACGTGATGCCAATCGTGGCACACAGAAAGAATAATGCAAAATGGTTAATCACCATGAGGGCGGATGATTGGTTTGAAATGTATAAAGAAAGCGGATTGAGTAATGGCAGTTAATACATCAACATATGGAATCCCACACAACTGCAAAAACTGGTTAGCATTAGCATCAGTAGTATGGGGCGAACTGGATATAAGTGAAGCTATACATATTGTTACTGACAAAGGCAGGGGATTGCCTACAAAAAGAAGCATACAAGATGAATTTGCATTGACTGATAAGGTTATTGAACTATGCAAGAAAGGTTTAACAAACAGGCAAATTATGGCTGAGTTGAATATATCGAGCAATCGAGTTGTTAGAGCTAAGAATTGGGGAGAATGGAATAATGTTAGTGAAACTATTAAATGAATACGCAAAACTACCGACAAGAGGAACAATTGATAGTGCAGGATTAGACATATATTGTCCGTTTAATATAACAGTACATGCAGATAGTCAGAAGCGGATTTCATTAGGGATAGCGGTTGAGATACCTAAAGGATATGTTGGGGTTCTTGCACCTAGAAGTAGCCTTTGTAAAACACCATTGAGAGTACCTAATAGTCAAGGTTATATCGATGCAGATTATAGAGGGGAACTAAGCATTGAGTTTGAAAATATATCTTGTAAAGATTATGAAATTTCAAGAGGTGATCGTATAGCACAATTGATTATCACACCTTATTTGAACGTAGATGTGGAAGAAGCACAAACACTCAGCGAAACAGAACGAGGTGCGGGTGGATATGGTAGTACTGGCAAATAAAAAAGACAGTAAATAGACAGAAAAGACAGTAGAAAGACAGAAAGTAGACAGTAAAAGGAGAAAACAAACATGAATAAATTAGTATTAGCAACAATGATTATGGGGACAATTGGCAGTAATGTATTAGCAAGTGGTGTTGTAACAGGCCCTGTAGAGCCTAACACACAAGCACCAGTAGTAAGCGGTTACAATTCTGTAGCCGTAGGGGCAAATACAGTAGTTACAGGTACAAACACAATTGCAGTTGGCCGTGATAATAAAGTAACAGGAAATGATAGTGTTGTAATCGGTGGTGGTAATGGAACGATTGAAGCCGACCAAGCGAGCGTAATTGGGTACAACAATTACGTAGGCAACAATAAAGAACAAACTGTATTAGGTGCTAACAATACTGTAGATAATCAAGGTGCAGTAGTAGTAGGCACACATAGTGTAGTGCGTGGTATTGATGCGGTAGTCATTGGCAATAATGCATCAGCACCTGTTCAAAATTCCGTAGCGATTGGCACAAACAGTCAAACGGATAACCCTGTAGGTGTTAGACAAGTTGTGTTGAATGGGGTAACTCACGTGTTCGCAGGTGAAAGTCCTAATAGCGTAGTATCCTTTGGCAGTAAGAAAAGTGATACATACAGCGGAATTAGCAATTACAATAGACAACTGCACAATGTAAGTGCAGGCCGTGTAGACCCAAGCAGTTTGGATGCAGTTAATGGCAGTCAGTTATTCGCAGCATATGACGAAATTGAAACAAACGGAACACACATTGCCAAACTTCAAAAAGATGTAAACTGTTTAGATAAACGAGTTACACGAAATACTACGAATATCTCTAATTTGACCTCTAAGGTGGATAACGGATTTACAACGATTAATAACACTCTAACCGCTACAAATGAGCGTGTAGGTAAAAATAGCCAAGCCATTTTGAACAATACGGATAGAATTAATAGCCATGAAACACGTATTACAGATTTAGAACGTAATACAGTAGGTCAAATCTCAAATGTGATGCATGAAGTAGCGAAAGCTGGTGCATCTAATGCAGCACTAAGTGCGTTGCACTATCTTGGCTATAATTCTGATGACAAACTAACATTTGCGGTAGGTTATGGACACTACAAAAACGCAAATGATGTAGCCCTCGGTATGTTCTATGCACCAACGGAACACGTTATGTTTAGCTTAGGTGCTACATTGGCCAACAAAATGATTAATGCAGGTGTATCGTTTAGACTTGGTAAGGGTTCTGAATATGAAACTAACCATAAAGGCAAAATTAAACAACTTGAAGATTTGGTAAATCAATTAGTAGCGGAAGTTGAAGAATTGAAAGCTGGTAAATAATATGTGTACACCGATAGGATCATATAAAGGCGATGCAGAAAAACTACAAACGAAAAAAGCAACTAAATTTGCACAAGAGTTATTCTTCAATGCGATCATGGGTGTATCGCTAGTAGTTTTGATATTTGGATTTGTGATTTTGATTAAAGTATTGGTTGGATAGATATAGGCGGTGAAATATCCGCCTTATCACAAGAGGTAACTATGATTGATTTTGAACTATTATCAAGTGCATTAACAATAGTGCATGGTAACGATATATATAAGCCTATTATAAGAAGAAGGCCAGATGGTATTTTTGCTGAATATTGTATAGGTGGTGTAAACACTGCAGTAATGATAAGCATGTTCGATTTAAGAGAAGGACGAATGTCATTAGAAGAATATACAAGATTAGTACGAAAAAGAGTATTATTTGAACATATGAATTTCGTTGAAAGTGAGCGTGAGAAAGAATGGAGCAATGCGTATATGCAATGGAAAAAAA